TGTTCTAGCGGTGGTCGCTTTTGAAGTCCCTCAACCAAAGACGGAAAAGCATTCACCTGCAGTTCTGCCTGAGATGACAGACGCAATGCAGGTGATTGCTGTGATACGCCTTGCACTAGGTTAGGGATGGCAGAACTAATCATTCCCATCAGAGTATCCTACGGTTATGTCCACGGTTCATGACACGGGCTACAGAGTAGCTGTCCATCATATTGAAATCTGCGGTATCACCTTCAAATTCCCGTAGATCGATTAGAGCCTTTTGCTCATCCCGCATAACCATCTGGTGAATAGTTTCGGAGTTAATCATACGGTCTGCAAAGATACGGGCAGCGCGGGTTGTGATATATTTCTTGGCTACATCGGGCAGGTCTAGGAAGTCCTGATAGTAAACTACCGTGGCCTCTACGCTACTTTGAAATTCGAAAGTACGATCTGCGAGATTAAACAACTTACCTGAACGGACTACCACATTGTAGTAATCTGTATCGATCCGAGCGGTATCTGCGGGTACTGCTATGTGATTAAAACTGTCTCTGCTAAGTACAACACGATCTTCTGTATTGAAGTGCCAGCCCTGTGATTGTACCTCACGACTAACCTCGTTTAAGACTTGGCTAGCTATGGTAACGTCAGTCACTTGGTTTCCCGTAAGTGTGTTAACGGGACTTTCACCGATAGTTGTTAGCAGGACGTTAACCGCTTCTAACTCGGTCATAGACGTTGGTTTTGTCATGTTGTCCTCATATGAAAAAAATGGGCAGGCCCAATGTTGGACCCGCCCGAAATATTATTAAGCAGTCTTGATTTCTACTGCACACTCAGGACGCAGGACGCCGTGGCCCATTGCGTACTTAGCAGCCATCAATGTACCTTGGTACATGACTTCGAAGTCGCCAGATGTACGCTCTACTGCGAGGTCCATCAATTTGACTGTACCGATAGCAGACTTCTGCATAACCAGTGCGGCTGTAGTTGAGAAGTTACCGGAGTAGGTGTTGTTCTCACCAGCAACGGCAGCTACGTTAGCTGTTGGCAGGTTGTTAGATTTAACAATCTCGATACCAGCAACTTTAAGAACTGTACCTTCAGCGTATACACCAGCTCCACCCCAATCACGGTTGATTACGGAGGTCTCTTGGACCAAGTTGTAATACTGTGCAGGAGCTACGATAGCTACACGCTCATTCTCTGGAACGTCTTTCTCATCCATTGCTTTCGCAGCGTCAAAGATAGCGGCAGCCAAAGCTGCACCAGAAGTCTTAGAAGTTGCGGAGATAAGGGCTGTACCGCCGTTACCGCCGGTGATGGTTGCAGCTGAACGCGCACCCAAGAGACCTACGCGCATTGTGCGTGTGTCGAATTCTTTAGCCAAAGCCATACCCAAGAGGCGGCTGTATTCAGCGCGCACATCGTAGTGGTTCTTGGCTTCATCGATGTTAGCGATGAATGTGTCAGCAATCAGAACGTCATCGATGTTAATGACAATCTCGTTGTGAGCAATTTTCTGTGTACCCAACAAAGGTGTACCTACAGTGTGGTAAGCGGCGTTGGCTTTACCAGTGACTGGGAAAGAGGCTGACTTACCAGACGCGATTGTGCGGCTGACATGCAGGTCTTTCATTACGTTAGTTTCGTCAAATGCTGTGAGAACCTCACCAGCAAAGACTTTCAGGAACAGGTTGTTCTCTGATGCGAAATCAGTTGGAGTGGCCTTATTGACAACACCCAAACGTGATGCAGTTACGTTGGTCATTTTCTTATCCTATGGAAAAATATTTTAGATTGAGAATGACTGTCGCTCATTACTTGTCAGGGTTGTCGGACGCATCCGGCCTAGTCGTTCATTATCGATAGTCTCAGCCACCTAAGAAGGTGTGCTAGTTGTTCTCTCATAGGAATTGACGGGGCGCAGTTGATACCTGACACCCCGCCAGATGGTACATTAAAATACCGATGACCGCCCTAGCTTACCTTCCACATCCTTAGTGTATGCGGAATCCTTGCCATATCGGGGGTCTTTCATTGCAGCTACAACTTCCGCTGTGCTGCGGAACTCATCTTTGGCAGGTGCAGATGCCTTGCCGGAAAGTAAGTTAGGCTCTGAGCCTTCCAATGCTTCCCGCTTAGATACCAACCATTCGACTGCCATCTTTGCATTATCTGTACTTGTCCCAACCATCTGGTTGTAGAGTTCTAATTCTTTTGTATCGAGAGAGCCTTTGGCCCACTCGGTCAACTCTTTGTATCCCTCTTCCCCGCCGACTACGCCCATAACTTCTGCGGCGTCTGCGGTTTGTGAAGCGTTCATACCGTTGATGTAGGTTTCCACCATTTCTTTGGGGTAACCCATAGCTTCTAACTCAGCGAAACTATCGGAGCTTAACTCACCAGAGCCAGCAAATTCCTCAGAGAACTTCTGGAAGCTTACAGGCTCTGACTGACCTTGCGGCTCTCCATCCGTATCAGATGGCTCTGCGGCTTCGTCTGTCGTTCCTGAGAGTTTCTTCTCAAGTTCACTGTAGGACTTTGCTAAATCCTCTGGTGAGTTAAACTTTTCTGGCAACCATTCTGGACGTTCAGATTGGTTATCCTCGGCAACAGGTGCTTCCGGGCCAGTTTCGTCTTCTGTGATTGTGATTGTTTCTGCCATGTTCTAGTAATCGATCCGTGTAATTTTGGATACACCTTTAGATACGGCGGGTGCAGCCAGTGGTTTCTTCTCTTCAGGTTTAGCTTCTTCAGCCTTAACCTTCTCCACTGCCTTGCTGTCTTTGGCTTTCAACATAAGAGTTTCCTAATTGTTTCGCTCCTTCTTGAGCTACACCCGGCGCTGCCTGTTGCATCATCTGCATCTGCATGGCCTGTTGTTGCTCTTGGGCGATTTGTTCTTGTGATTTGATAAGACCTTCTGTCTCGATACCGAGTGCAGTGGCCCTACGTTTGATGTAGTCCTGTAGGTTGACGTATTGCTGTAGAACCTCGGGGCCTAGAGCCTGCGTCATTCCTTGAATAAACATATCAAGCTTGCGTAGATCGTGACCACGGCCCAGAGCTTCCATACCAGTGACAATGGTTGGTTTAACTACATTGTCGGGCAGCTTTGGTAGCTTCTTAGCTTTGGTCAGGACATCAATCTTGCGGTTAACATACGGTAGCTGGAATTCCTGTGACAGGATCGAGTAGATACCTGATAGGGTGTCTTCTAGCTCTCCTGCGAGGTATCGGATTTCTTCCGCTGTAACTCGCTCTCCGTTACGTTGAACAGAAGATTGAAGCATAAATTGCTGTGATAGGCGTTCCTCAATTCCTGACATTGCTTGGTAAGCCACACGGAAATCGTTAAACTTATCCATTTGCAGGACTGATACATCGTTTCTATTTCCCTCAATGATTGCTGTATTCTCAGCTTGGGCGATAGTTCGCATACGAGTTGTGCCATTAGGGTTCACCATGAAGAGAACCTTGGCAGCTGCGGCTGCGCCTTCAACGATAGCTTGAGATAAACCTTCGAGAGAACGTAGGTCTCCTAGAAGTTCCTCTACAAAGCCTCGACCATAATCCTCACCATCAATACGGGAGAACCGCAAAGGAAGGAACGGGACTGCATCTTTCTTATATTTACCCTTAGTGCCAGAGACTACTGTCCCTTTGACTTCTTGGTACACATTAAAGAATTCGTTCTTACGCTCGATGTGTGTGTAGACTTCTACAGTCTTCTCATCACCCTCAAGTTTACCTGAGATATTAGCAGCTGTAGCTTTATCTAGGGCGTTAGGTGAGACATGTTCCACTACCACAATCTCTAGGACATCCCCACTAGGGGCGCGTGAGACTACATAACTGTCTAAATGAATTACACGGGTCTTTTCAGCTCCTACATGGAGTAAGACATTCCCGCCTACGATCAAATGTTTCAATGCTTCGTGCATCGCAACTCGATCACCCGATGTTTCAATCTCAGACATTACCGCCCGTTCATACTCACCCAACTGTTGCTCGATAGATGTCCGAGCAGCTTCATCCTGTGCCATCTCTTTCAGAGTGTACGGCTCAACCATGAAGCGGAAGAATGGGGAGTTAGGAGGCATGAGAGCTATAGAAAGTTTAGATGCTAGGTTATTCACGCCTCGCGCACCGATGCCTTGGAAAGGAGTATACAAGTCACTCGTTTCGTTGTGGACATCTGGTGGAATTAGGGAGGGAATAGTTAGCTCAGAACAATTTCTAGCTCGGTCTAAATAAGATTGACGGGTCTGTTCGAGTTGGCGATACCGCGCTTCTGCGGTTCCCATGCTCATGTATTACTCACTAATCTGAAGACCAGTACCAGTACCCATATTCTTAATGGTTGGGTCCAAGTCTACTTTAAGTTGCGATGTGCCACTTGCAGCATTTGCCGCTGCACCTA